CTCAAGCTCCATGGGCGCTGTCACCAACCCTGGTATTATTGTTGTGTCAAACCTTCTCTTGAGGAATGTCACTTCACTTAGATCTTTGGTATCGTACATGCTTCCATCCTTTCTTGATGTTGTGTAGGTATATCCAATTGCCTTGGCTTCCTCACACCACATTTCAAAAGTGAACCACTCCATAATTTCCGCCAGGGTCATCACAATATCATCTCCTCCTGAGGCGCACCGTGTCCATTCTTTCACTGTTCCTGGAGTAAACATTCTCATCCCATGGGTTGAAGCACAAAATTCCACAATTTTCTTTGTACTCCATTTTTCTTGTCTCTGGTTGAAAAGGCTCACCAACAATTTCAAATCCTTTGTTGCTGCTTCTTCATTCTCCCATTTCTCTCCCTGCCACATGTTGTGTAGTCCTTCCCACACCTGAGTCACTCTCTTAGCTCTTCTTGACGGGAGATAAATGGAATTCTTCAAGGTCTTAATGCAATTTACTCCGAAAGTATTTAAACCACCTGATCCAAAGAACTGTTCAGGCTGAATAACATCCTTTCCCACAATAACATAAGCACATGGTCCTGATACTTCTCTGTAAATAGCATCTCGTGCCCTATTATCTTCTTCTAATTCTTCCAGGCTTCCTTCCCAGTGAATTCCATACCATCCATTCACAATTCGTACAAACCCCGCATTATATTCCGTCTCTCCACTATTGTCAAAATTGCTAGCATCCCCTTCCAGGGCTTTGGCTTGCAATCCGACTTCCTGCAGATACATCAACAATGCTTGCCACTGAGTGGAATGCGGATTGATCCCGATACAGGCCCCCATCAAATGGCGCGATTGCGCAAGATTTTCAAAGAATGAACAAAACCTTCGTCTCCAATTGCAATAATGAACGAAAAATGAACCGATAAAAGGTCTTGTATCTCCATTTGTCACTTTTATCAGCTTTCGTCTCTCGTCTTTCAAATGCAAGGTATTCGCTCCAAAACCGGTCAAACCTTGTTTGTAACCAGTCTCTGCCTCTATGCATTTTTCCTTCCACCCTTCTTGAAAATGAAGTTGTCCTCTTTCATCTCTCCAAACCGCTTCAGATTTTCCTTTTCCTTTCTTTGGAGATCCAGTGAATCCAAGAGCTGTATCTGTTCGCATCGATCTTGTGAATTGCCATCCATCTACTCCTCGTATTGTTTCCTCCCATGTCAACAAACGGGCTGGTACTAAGCAAGGAATACTTTGAACAATGATCTTTTCACATTCTTCTTCCAGCTCACGGTCAAAATCTGTTCCTGGAACCTTCACCAACTTGGCCAAAGCTTTCTGAAGAGGAAAGATCTCCTCACCTGTCACCGGGTGCTTGAACTTCGCCAGAGCCGCTGGTCCTGTTGTTGGTTCACATATCTCTCCTGCCAACAATGAAGGGACTATTTCTGACTTATGTGGAAATCTGACCCACAAGGCCTTGTCTTTCAACTGGCCCCGGTAATTGTGTCTCTCATCATATATCAACATGGGTTCCTTAGTTTCATCAACCCATTCTTCTCTGAATCCTTGACTCTCTGCTTCAACTTGTTCCACTAATTCCATCACAGGTGAATATTCTGGATCAACATTTCCCGTCACAATATCTGACATGGACGTGCCTTTCCAATACTCATTTGCAATAGCTGTGTCTTTTTCACAGGCCGCAAAACCTTCAGTTAAATGGCCCTGTGTTAACACAGCTCCCACTCCCGAATGAGGTCCCCCTGCTACATGGTGAGCCAAAATCTTGGTTGTGATAAAAGTATTGTGTACAATTATAGGACTAGTACACATCCCTGGCATTGTACCAGTCGGATAAGTCACTGTCGACAAACATTTAATGCCTGGACCGTGTGAAAACCCATATCCAACCGGAGTTTGTGCTCGTTCCGTAGAGAATGATTCTATCCTCAGATCTCCTTCTCCAGGTTGCGAGAAGAACAATGTTGTGTGTGAAATATTGGCATCATCTGCTTCCTTATCAGTTAAGAAATGATGCTTTATATTTCGGAATTCTTGAATTCCTTCCTTTCTCCATTCGTTCTTCCCTAACGGCAAAATGAAAAAGCTCGTATCATTCACTGCGTCCATACTTCGCTGAAGTTCTGACACCTTGAAACGAAATTCTCCCCCTCTGTTGCACTGCAACACAACAAAGGCATCCTTTCCACCCATCAAGTACCACATATGTTTTGCTACAATTCCTTTGGTCCCTTCAACCATCAGGAAACCACAGCAATCAGGCTTCATTCCTGGCCCCGGGTAAAAACACATCCTTCCCATATTTGGTTTTAATGTCTTTTCCATAAACAATGACAACGCCATCTCTCCTCCGTGTGCTCCTACTTTTACAAACCTCACATTTGCTGGAACTGGATTCTGTACAGGTTTCAACTTTCTCCTACCCAATGCATTTTTCGCAACGCCAGAATACTCTGGATTTCCCATCTTATGGGCTTCCATTCCCTCATCTCGGAAGAAAAATTTATACACCCAGTACATTGTCCCCACTGCTCCTACCACAGCTGCTGTACCCAATATCACCTTCAAAATCATACTCTTTTCAGCATTTGACTTTATTGCTTCTTCCATTTGCTTCACGGCCAATTTGGCTTCATCAATCAATGAACCCGTCTTTTTGGCCAATTCAGCTTTGTAATTGTACAGAAATTCTAGATGATTTTCCTGTGCTACTTCTCTCAACTTTCGTTGGTGATCTGCCTCTTTATCTGTCATAGGTTTATTTGAAAGCAGCACTGGAGGTACAATAGAAACAAATTGTTTAGAACGATCCACATACTGGAAATAGGTACTCTCCATTGTCTGTTTCTCTTCTACTTCAATTTCTCCATCCACCTTCACTATCTTTGAGGGGTCTGACACATCTTTCAAAGTTATCTCCCCTCGCGTCCACATCTTCCCTTGTGCCACAATTTCCATCTTTGAATAATCTGGCCGCGGATTCTCTCTCTTCAATGCAAGTAATTTAGGATTCTCTACCAATTTATCCAAATCCTCCTGCTTCATAATCAATGGATTCTCAAAGGCCCAGTCAGCTGGGTTCTTCCGATATTGTGTCTTTTCAATGGATCTTTGACGAATCAACTGGAAAAACTGTGTATAGTTTAACCAACCTTCCATCGTGGTATTTTCTACCAAATTTCGCAATTTGAACTTATATGCATCACGGGAAAAGGGCTTCCCATAATCTGGATGATTTGGAGGTATTCTGATTTTCCGTATCGTCCCTGTGCCATCCACAAACTCATCATTGATCATGACTTCTGCAAAGAAGTCAAAACGCCTCAACAATGCATTCTTGTCTTCCAAATTCACCTTTGGAATATCAGCTCCATTCTGTGACAAAATCACGAACTTGGAGTTGAAGAACACTGAACCTTTCCGATCAAAGGCCATATCCAAAGGATATGGTGCATTATTTATCATCCTTATCAACTCAAGAGCTACCTTTGTCCGTGTCTCCAAGTCATCTTTCTGCCATCCGTCATCAAAAGTTGTCGCAAATTGATTGTAATAGCCTTCAGCATAATCTGATTGTACGTCTCTCTCCCATCTGATTCCTTGATTGCTTGATGGTGGACTCCCAAATTCCGCTGTATAATCAGCCACATAAAGATCATTGATTAAAATGTCTTCTGCAACTGATTTCCCACAGTTTGGAGGCCCTGACAGTCCAATCAGTACGGGTTCTGAACGTGACTTCGTTGTGCCCAAGAAATTCTTTGCTTCATTCACTACTTTCCTAAATTCTCCCACCATCGTAAAGAAGGCTGAAAAATTTATACGTGTTACTCCTACATCCATCAATTCCTGTTCCAACACCAACGCTGCATCTCCATGCAAAATGACCTGATTGCACAGCTCCACTGATGCCACCATCTTTCCTGGAACTCGCGCCATCTTCATCAAATCTTGTGCTCGACCCATCCAAACTATGCCTTTCTGAGCGATATCCTTAGCTGCATCAAAAAGAAGTGGGTGGCCCGTTACCTTCTCATAACTCCATTGCACTACTTTCCACAGCAATTTGCCAAAATGTTCAAAGAAACCCGAAATACTTTTAACAGCACTTAGAGTCTTTGCCCATTTGTGCAAGGATGGTTCTGGTATCGTTTTTGCTTGGGCTTGTAATTCGTCTTCCAATATTGGTACAAACATTCTTGATGTCTCCCTAAAAACTTCTTTTGCCATCTGCAATTCATCTTGTTCTTCTCCTCCTTCCGCTCGGAGTTCCGATCCTGGCAACGGGAACCTACAATCCATGTAACTAAACAC